TATGGAACTTATATCCCTAGAAGGTAAAACTAATTTCTTTGAATCACGTAATTCATCTTATAATAAAGCTAATGCTATGAGAAGTCAAACAAAAGACAAAGAAAATGATGGTGAAGAAAATATTAAAGAAAATCAAGGCTCATTCTCATTCAATGCTGATTTTTAAAATTTAAATTTAAATTTAAATTATTTAGACTTTTTTATTTTTAAATTTTTTTATTTTTTAGAATGATGTTAATCAAAAAATTGAATTATAATTTTAAGATAATTATAATATTAAAGAAAATGTCATTTAACCATGTGTGCCCTTTTTGTCAAAAAAATGTTCATCCTGAACATAGCACCTGTCAAACACAGGGGTGCTATCTTTTTGGAAAAGTAATTGCACAACCTGCATCCACAAAAGCGCCCCCAGCAATCACAAAGCCAAAACTCTCATTTAGCGATGACACCACGACAACTCCGTGGTGGCTGACAATGTCTCCCGAAAAAGCAGATGGAGTAATTGCTAAAAGAGCAAAGGAAACTGAGGCTGCTCAAGCTGCTCAAGCTGCTATTCAATCACCCCCTAAAGCACCAGCACCGATGGAGACAAAAGTTGAAGAAGAACCAAAGAAGCCACTCTTAACGCCACTCCACGCCATGTTTTTTGCGATGCTTATCAACGATGAAGCAGCAGCACAAGGCGACAACGGTTGGACCGGCTGGGTTGCAAAACCACGAGAAGAAGACGCAAAGCCTATTGTGCGTCCTCCACTTCCACCTCTTTCACCATCCAAGTTTAAGAATAAGAAACCTGCAGCAAGTAACCCTGTGCCTTGACAATTTTTTTGAGTTTTAATAATTAAATTATAATAAAATATTAATTTTTTTTTAGTATTTTTAGAAAGATTTTTCTTAAAAAATTGATTTATTATTTTTTTAATAATAATAATAAAATTAATATTTATAATTATATTTATAATTATATTTATAATAATATTTATAATAATAATTAATAAAAAAATATGTGTTGTGGGTTAAATAAGATTTCCGGTGAGTTGAACCATTGTTTTTTGGTGAAAAATCCTCATTTTGCGAGGTTTTCACCAACAGACAAGGAAATTGCTCAAGCAATGAAAATTGTTGAGGAATGTTCTCTTGAAAAAAAGAGTTGTTCAGGAAAAACCTGCAATCTTGGAATTCAAGAAGAATTCACAGTATTACATCTAAAACTAGGTTCTTTTGGTGGATATTCAATCCATCAATTAGAACATGAAAAAAAACAGAAAGATTTACACCTTATCTTTTTCTTTCATATCCTGAAAGCAATCAGGATTGCTAACCAAACAGGTTGCTCCCAAGTTTGGTCTTCAAAAAACAATAAGTTCATTCCTCTTCTTAATAAGAAAAAACAGGATGGATATCTTGTTATTACTCCATTATAATTGTTATTATGATTCTTATTATAATTGTTATTATGATTCTTATTATGCTTTTTAAATTATTTTTAGGATAATTAGAATAATTTTAATTAATAAAAATTGATTTTTTTTAATTTTAATTAAAACACAAATTAAAGAAAAACCAATGGATATTTTGTGTGATTTTTGGTTTAAGAACCGTGAATATTGGTTTAATGGAACGCCTGAAACAGATGAAAAAGTTATTGAATTTGTTTCTAAATATTTTAATTTTGAAAAACTTGAATTAGTTCAAGAATTATCATTATTAGGGCAAATTATTTTTCATGACCAAATAATTCGTCATAAAGTTAGATTTGATGTTCATTTTAATAACCTAGAAAAGGAACTTTCAAGTAGTATTATTGAAACTAATAATTTGATTGCTATTGAAATAACTAATTATTTACTGAAAACAAAACAAATTGAAAATTTAAATCCAATTGAAAGGTGTTTTGCTTTAATGCCTTTAAGACATTCATCAAATGAAGAGCATCGTATTTATGTTATTAAAATCATTGAAAGATTTTTGGAAGAAGAACCTAAAAATAGTGATTATTTGAGATTTTATCAAGCATCACTAGAAAGGGTTCGTCATCCTAGGTTAATCACACAAGACCCATCAAATCCTTTAATTTTTCCTAGGGAATTAGTTTGTCAAACATCAATCTTTAATGATATCCCATTTGATGAAGATGATAATCTAGATGATAATATCTATGAAAAGTTTTCCTTAAAGGATATTCCAGAAGAATTTGTAGATGGATTTCAAAAGGCAATTCCTGAGAAAGAAACAAAAAAAATTAAAAGTATTACAATTTCTATTTCAGGAGGTTCTGATTCAATGTTGTGTTTATTTCTAGCTGTTAAGTTAGGATATAATCCAGTTGCTTTAATGATTGATTATGGAAACCGTGATGAACATACCAAAGAAGTTCATTTTGTTAGTTGGTTTTGCAATCAATTGAAGGTGCCTTTTTATGTTCGTGAAATAAAGGAATTAAAGAGAGAAAGGGATGAAACACGGGAATTTTATGAAAGAGTTACTAAAAATATTCGCTTTAATTCATATAAGTTTTTAGGGTTTCCTGTTATACTAGGTCATAATCTAGATGATTGCTTTGAAAATTGTATAACTAACATTTTAACACAAAGAGCAGAAGAAAATCTGTTTGGGATGAAACCCGTGAATGACCAACTTGGCGTATCTCTTAGAAGACCAATTCTAGCTATTCCTAAATCTAAGATTGTTGAAATCTGTAATTGGTTTTCTATTCCGTTTCTTTTGGATTCAACGCCAAAATGGTCAAGAAGGGGTAAGATTCGTGATAATATTGTTCCAGCTTTTAAGGTTGTTGATGAAAATTTAATAACTAGAATGATGGAATTTTGTCAAAAGAGTTCTGAAACACTTCAAGATTATCAAACTCTTTTATTGTCAATTCCAATCAAGGAAATTAAACAAAAAGATTGTTTTGGTTATTCAATTGATATTTCATTAGAGAGTTTTAATACTAATTTTAGATTTTGGCAAGGAATAATAAATCGTATTACTAAAATGACAGGAATAGAAAAGATTAAAGACAAAACTATTACTCATTTTATTTCTACCACTAAAGAATACCTAGAAAAAGAAAAGTCCATCTCTAGGTGTAGTTCAACGGAAATTAAAATTTCATTACTTGTAAATTTAACTGCTCACATTTCAATATCTAGAAATGAAATTCTTTTTATCATTAAAAAATAAAAATTGAATTAATTTTTTTATAATAAATTTTTTAATAAATTTTTAATTTTTAAATATAATAATAATATTTTTTGATAATAATATTAATATGGATCTTATTGCTTTTCATCATATTAATATAGATGATATTGATATATATAATATTAATATATATAATATTGATTTTGATACTATATTTACAATTAAAAAACTTAAAATTACTAAAAAAAATAAATTAGTATTTTTACCTAATTTAAATTATTTTAGTAATTTTAGTAATTTACCTAATTTAAATTATTTTAGTAATTTAACAAATTTAAATTGTTTTAATTTAGAATTAAAAGAATTATGTGAATTACCAGAAACTTTAATTGAATTAAATGTTTCTATTAATTTATTAACAAAATTAACTAAATTACCTAAAACTTTAATTAAATTAAATGTTTCTCATAATTTATTGACAAAATTACCTAAATTACCAAAAAAATTAAACCAATTAATGTGTCATAGTAATCATTTAATTAGTTTGCCTAAATTACCTAAAAATCTTAAAATATTAGATTGTAATAATAATAAATTAACATATTTACCTGAATTAAATGATAAATTAATAAGTTTAGTTTGTTCAGATAATAATATCCAAGAATTACCTTTTCTTCCTTCTAATTTAAAAATTATAAAAATTATGTCAAATCCTATTCAAAATTTATATAAAAAAACTTTATTAGAAACATTTATAGGTATTAATATTTTATATATGAAAATTACTCCAATAGTTATTCAAAAACTTAATATGATTACATTTAAAAAAAAAACAAATGATAGAATGAAAATTATTCGTTATGACCTTTTAGAACAAAGTGCTAGAATTGTCATGAACCCAAAAAGAATTTCTAGGTTGATTGAAAGTGGTGAAATTTCATTTTATGATGGTTCAATGGATAATCTAATATAATTTAAAAACTTTTGCTAACACTTTTTACTGAAAAAGTATTTTAATTATTTTTAATTATTTTTAAAAATAAAAATTGAATTCATTTTTTATAATAAATTTTTTAATAATAAAATTTTTAAAAAGTATGGAGAATTCAATTAATGTTGATAATACTGGTATTAATGATAATACTGGTATTAATGATATTGATGATAATGATAATGATGCTATATTTAAACTTGAAATTACCGAAAAAAATAAATTAGTATTTCTAAATAATTTAAATGATTTTAGTAATTTAACAATTTTAATTTGTGTTAAATTAGAATTAACAAAATTACCTAAATTACCAAAAACTTTAATTGAATTAGATTGTAGTCAAAATAAATTAACAATATTACCTAAATTACCAAAAACTTTAATTGAATTAAATGTTTCCCTTAATTTATTGACAAAATTACCTAAATTACCAAAGAAATTAAAGCAATTAACGTGTAATGGTAATCTTTTAACTTCTTTACCAAAATTGCCTAAAAGTCTTAGAATATTAAGTTGTAATTATAATCACTTAACATATTTACCTGAATTACCCGATAAATTATATTTATTAGATTGTTTTGATAATAAAATCATAGAATTACCTTTTCTTCCTGCTAATCTAAAAAGTATAAATATTAATCCTTGTTATCATGGTAAGTATAAAAGTAATCCTTGTTATAATTTATATGCTAAAACTTTAGTAAAATGTTTGGATTATGATAATATTAGATATATGAAATGTACTCCAATAGTTATTCAAGAACTTAATATGATTACATTAAATATATTTAAAAAAAAAGCAAATGATAGAATGAAAATTATTCGTTATGACCTTTTAGAACAAAGTGCAAGAATTGTAATGAACCCAAAAAGAATTTCTAGATTGATTGAAAGTGGTGAAATTTCATTTTATGATGGTTCAATGGATAATTTAATTTAAAACACTTTTTAAAAAAAAGTGTTATCAAAAACACTTTTTAGAAAAAAGTGTTATCAAAAATACACTTTTTTTTAAAAAATTTTATCAAAAATACACTTTTTTTTAAAAAATTTTATCAAAAATATTTTATAAAAAGCATATTTTTTTTTGCCAATGCTTTTTTCTAAAAAGCATATTTGTACTGTGGGTGAGTAATATGAGTAATTTGAATATCATTTAATTCATTCATATCTTTTTCATCAATTTCAAAATCAAGTGAAATATCTTCAATGATGTGTTCTAGGTTGCTAGAACGGGGGATAATATAAAAGTTATTTTGTAAAGCCCATTTAAGTAAAATTTGAGCAGGACTTTTGGAATATTTTTGGCTGATTTTAATAATTGTTGGGTCATTGAATTTTTCACCTTTAGTTAGAGAAGAATGTGCAGAAATCTTAATATTATTTTCAGCTAAATATTTTACAATATTAGATCTTTTGAGGAAAGGTGAAAGTTCAATTTGGTTTGTAAAAATAGGATTCAATGATGATGAAAATTGTTTAATAGTTTCCATATGTGGAATATCAAAATTACTAACGCCAATATTTCTAAAAATTCCTTTCTTTTGGAATTGTTCTAAAATATCCCAACATTTAATAATATGTTCTTCTTTAGGACAGTGAATAAGGTATAAATCTAGATAAGGAGTATTTAAATCAGTTAAAGTTTTTGTAATTGATTTAATGATTTCATGAGGTGTATCAATGATTACTTTAGGGTTTAATTTAGAGGTAATCCAAATATCATTTCTAGGTACTTGATATTTTCCTAGAAAATTACCAATAAATTCTTCATTTTTATATAAGGATGCAGTATCAATACTTGTATAACCATTTGAAAAAGCATATTCAAGAGACTTAAAAGTCTTATCGCCTAAACGATAAGTTCCAAAATTAATTTTAGGATATTTAATAAAGAACATTTTTGATAAAATATTTTAGCTAAAATATTTTTGATAAAACTTTTTTGAAAACTTTTTTGATAAAACTTTTTTGATAAAACTTTTTTTTAAAAAGTTTAAAGTTTAAAGTTTAAATATAAATTTTTTTACTTTCTAGGTTATTAAACAATTAAAATCAATTTTATAAAATAAAAATTTTTCAAAATATGGATTTTAATATGAATATTGGTATTTTATTAGCTGGAGGAACTAGTTCTAGGTTTAATTTATCTTTAAATGAAAATAAAATAAGTAAGCAATTATATCTTCTAGATGGAAAACCTTTAATAAATTATT